ATGGAGATACATCTAATATTTATAGTGGTACATGGTTTAGAAGTATTGGAACTAACCCTAATACTTTTTATAACGGTGCAGGAGCTGGTAACAGTCTTGGAGGAGCTGGGTATATAATGTCGTCTTCAACTACTACAAATGCATATGCTCCAAGTATTATAACTATATATAACTATACTTCAAATTTTTATAAAAATGTAATTGCTAAATCATATCCATCACAAAATGTTCAATCATATGATTCATCAAATATTAGATTTGTTGGAGTTTCAAAATCTAATCTTCCTATAAAATCTATTACTATGTCTGCTTTAAATTGGACTACAGACAGTGTAATTACTATATATGGAGTTTTAAGACCAGGAGCATTGCCTAAAGCTATTGGTGGACAAGTTTCTTATGATGGAACATATTTTTATCATACATTTAGACAAGCAGGTTCAGATACATTTATTCCTCAACAAGATTTATCTGCAGATATATTAATTGTTGGTGGAGGAGGATCTGGATGTAGTGGAAGCACATATCAAGGCGTTGGTGGTGGTGGAGCTGGAGGATTAATATATCGTTCTGCAGAATCTTTATCTAATGGTAATCAATATTCTATAACAGTTGGAGCTGGCGGAACTGCACCAGCAGCTGGAACTTTACTTGGAGCTGATGGAAGCAATTCGGTTTTTGGTTCTTATATTGCAGTTGGAGGAGGAGGCGGTGGTGGAGGAACTGGACGTAACGGTGGCTCTGGTGGTGGAGGTGGTTCACAGCCTGAAGCAACAAATGGAGGCTTTGGTGGTAGCGGTACTTCTGGTCAAGGAAATGCTGGAGGAAAAGGTTTTTGGAATGGCTCTCATGGCGGTGGTGGCGGAGGTGCAGGTGCAGTAGGACAAAATGCTCCAGGTTCTGGAGTAGGCGGTAATGGAGGAGCTGGAGTTTCAACATATTCAACATTTGGATTATTTACTAATACTGGACAAAATATTTCTGGTACAGTATGGTATGCTGGCGGCGGCGGTGGAGCCGCAGCAACAACTTCTGGAACGGGAGGCAATGGTGGCGGAGGCAATGGTGGAAATACCACTAATGGAAATAATGGATTTGCAGGATTAGCAAATACTGGAGGTGGCGGTGGTGGAGCCATGGATTCTGGTACTACATCAAAAATTGGTGGAAACGGTGGCTCAGGTGTAGTCATTGTTAGATATGCAGGATAAGGAGAATAATATGACAGAAGATATTCCACAAGTTGTAGAAATTGATTGTACAACTGGAGAATCTATTGTAAGAGATATGACAGAGGAAGAAATTGCAAATAGAAATCAGCTTGCATCAGATGCAGCTGAAAGACAAAGATTGCAATTAGAAGAGTTAGCAGCAAAAGAAGCTGCTCTAAAATCAGCTACAGATAAGCTTGAAGCTCTTGGATTAAATCCTTCTGAAATATCTGCAATGCTAGGAAAATAGGATATAATTGACTTATGCCAGGATATTTAAGTAATAGATTAATTAGCCTTCTTCCCGCCACCGAATCAGAGCTGGCGGCAGTAGAAAGTTCATTAGATGCTAGACTAGATACTGCTGAGTCAAATATAACATCTTTAACAACAAGAATTACAGCGGCAGAGGGGGATATTGAAGATCTACAATTAAATGTAGGTGTTTAAAACCCTTTTAATGCTATAATTTCATGAGGAGATAATATGCCATTTAGTACAGAAATTACAAATATCAAAGCGGAGATCAACTCAGGTCTTTCCGCTGCACAATATACCGCAAAGGATTTGGTATATGTCTCAAAAGCCATCGAAGCTCTTGCCAATGCTGAGCAATCAGAAGGCACTTTTAATGAATTAAATATACAATCAATTCTATATGTTGGTTCTGGTGCATCTACTTTTGCATCTGGTCTAACAAATCCTATTGCAGTATTTCAAACTTCAGCAGCAGATTATGCTCAGATAGCATTTAGAAATACAAATAGTTCAGCAAATGCATCCACAGATATCATTATGTATACTAATGATGGTACAGATGATTCTGGCTGGATCGACATGGGTATTACTTCTACAAATTTTGCTGATCCAAATTTTACAATTACTGGTAAAGGCGACGGATACATTTTCGTATCAGGATCTGGAATTGATGGCAATGATAGAGGAAATTTAGTTCTAGCAACAAATGATACTGGTACACAAAATAAGATTATCTTTGCTGCAGGCGGTTTGGCATCAGACAATACTCAAATGGTTATCACACCAGACGTTAATGTTCACATCGAAATTCCAACCCCTTCAACATCACCATCTACTGGTGCTCTAACTGTTGTAGGTGGTGTAGGTATCCAAGGTGACGTTAACATTCAGGGAGATATTACATTTGGCGGAAGCGGAACAACTCTCACAACCACTACTCTTTCTGTATCTGATCCACAAGTAACAGTTGGAAGCGGAAATACAACAGATGCTGTAGATTTAGGTTTAGTGGGAACTTATGGAGTAACAGGAACTACAAAGTATACTGGACTTGTTCGTGATGCTTCAGATGGTGTATATAAATTCTTTAAAGATACAACAGTAGCTCCTTCTTCAGGTACAATTAATTTTTCAGGAGCTGGACTTGCATATGCTGATATTAAAGTTGGAGCAATTGAAGCAACTTCAGCAACATTAACAAATGTTACAATTGGTTCTGTAGATCAAGTAGAAATTGGCTATCTTAATGGAGTTACATCTAATATTCAAACACAATTAGATGCAAAAGCCGTATATCCTTCACAAACAGGTAATTCTGGTAATTTCTTAACAACCAATGGAACAACAGCTTCATGGGCTGCTGTATATCCTACTCAAACAGGTAATTCTGGAAAATATCTTACAACTAATGGAACAACTACTTCTTGGGCAACTGTAGATGCCCTTCCTTCACAAACAGGTAATGGAGGAAAATATCTTACTACAAATGGCACAGTGGCATCTTGGTCAACAATTACCACAGATCCATTGCCACAAATATTCTTAATGATGGGAGCATAAAATGCCAAATTCTTATAAGGTTCTAGGAAGATTAGCAGCAGCAGCAACAACAGAAGAAGCTTTATACACAGTTCCTTCTGCAACACAGGCTGTCGTATCAACAATTGTTGTAGCAAATCGTTCAGCAGTTCCAGTAACGTACAGACTTGCTGTGAAGCCAACTGCAGCAACTACTCTTGCTAATGATCATTATCTAGCTTATGACGTAGCTCTTGCAGCAAATGATTCTACGGCGTTGACTCTAGGAATTACCTTAGATGCAACCAATTCAATCAGAACATACGCATCTGCTGCAAGCGTAACATTTACTGCATTCGGATCAGAAATAACTGCTTAGTAGGAGGCTTAGTTATACAATATGGCCATCAGCAGATTATCTTCTTCACGATTAACCAGTGGACTACCTAAATATACAAAAACTTGGGATCAATCAACATCTGGTCCAATTCCAGCATTTGATTCAATTCAAACAATTACTACTAGTGGTAGTACTCAAATAACATTTACAAATATACCGCAAACCTATAAACATTTACAGTTAAGGTTTATTGTTAGAACTAACTATAGTGTTATGGATTCTATGTATTTGTATAATTTTAATGGTGATACTGGAAATACTAATTCATCGCATTATCAATTATATGGTAGTGGAGCAGCATTATCTGGCGGAATACAATATGGTAGTTATTCATCATTTATAGGATATTGTCCAGGATCCACAGCATTAGCAAATACTTTTGGCGTAGGAGTAGTAGAAATTTTAGATTATTCTAATCCATTAAAATTAAAAACTATTAGAGCTGTTACTGGGTGGGAAGATAATACTAGTGGAGCAAATAGTTTAGTTTCAGCTTTACCTATAGATAAGCCAGCTTTAAATCCAGTTACTACATTATCTGTAGCTTTTAATGGAACAATTCAAGCAGGCTCACACTTTGCGTTATATGGAATGAGGGGATAAAGATGGCATCAGGTCCTACATATGAATCTATATATTCAACAACTTTATCTTCTAATGCTAATAGAATAGATTTTTCATCTATTCCAAGCGGATATACAGATTTAGTTTTAGTTATTCACGCAAAAGCTACAGTTGCAAATGATATTGAAATAAGATTAAATGACGATGCAAATTCTAATTATTCAAGAACACTGATGTGGAGTACAACTGCATCAAATAGTATTAGCCGTGGTTCAAACCTTGGATTTATGAGACTTTCAAATTATGCATATGCTGATGCAACAGAACCAACAAGCCATATAGTACACTTTTTTAACTATTCAAACACATCAATATTAAAATCTGTAATGAATGTTGGATATTGCAGAATTGGAATAGATCATGAAAATCATTTATGGAGATCTACTGCAGCAATTAATAAAATATCTGTATATTGTGGTGTTGCAAACGTTAATCAGTTTACAGCAGGCTCTACATTTTCTTTATATGGAATAGGAGCCGCATAATGCCATTAACATTTGAAAGAATTGGAAGTTTTCTAGTAACTGGAAAAGATGTTAATAGAATAACTTTTAATAACATTCCACAAAATTATACAGATTTAAAAATACTATTATCAGTAAGAAGTAACGTGCCTTTTGGCCAAGCTGGAACAAGTCAATATGACGCTTTTGAGTGTATTATAAATAATAATCTTACAGCTAGTCAATATGCTGGTAGAAATTTTTATATGTTTAACAATTTAAATGGAGTTGGAACTGTAGGTGGAGAAACACAAGATAATAGTCGTCAAGTAGGATTTATTCAAGGCAATATGGCAACACCAGGAGCTTATTCAAACTCTGAAATTTATATACCAAACTATGCTGCTACAAATATAGAAAAAAATTTATGAGTGACTACTTCAAACGCATCAAATATATATGGTTCAATTATGTGTTATGCTGTTGATAGATATACTCCATCAACAGCTCCCATAACTAGCCTTGCATTTAGAGTTAGCTGGGGAACTGGATTTATAGATGGAAGCTATGCTACAATGTATGGAATAAGAAGGGCATAGGATGTCAAATAAAATATTTTCAAAATCAGGAATAACATCTGGATATAAGAAGGTAAATATAACAGATGAGAATGCTTATTTGCCAGCTTATGAATCTATTCAAACAATAAATGGTGACGGAGTAGCTAGTTCTGTTACTTTTACTTCTATTCCAACAAGATTTAAACATCTTCAAATCAGAGGAATAGCAAGGGGAACTAGATCGTTTATTGGAGAAGATATTTACTTTAGATTTAATGGAGATGGCGGAAATAGTTATTATTATCATGAGATATACGCAAATCCACCATCAAATGCTTCTGTTTCTACATCTGGCTTAACTAGTGCAATTAGACAATCTCAAATTCCAGCTGCAACATCAACTGCAAATATGCATGGAACATTTATTTTTGATATCTATGATTGGCAATCAAGTGTAAAAACAAAAACAACAAAAGGTTTTGGCGGATTTGACAGTAATAGTACAAGTACTGGATATTCATATCATAATATATGGCATACATCTGGCTTATGGTTAAATACAAATCCAATAACTACTATAACTTTAGTTTCTAATGGTCCATTTACTACAACATCATCATTTGCTTTATATGGAGTACGATAATGCCACTGACATATGAACCAATTGGAAACCTACTTGTACATGCAAATCATCCATCTAGTCCAACAATAACATTTAACAGTATTCCACAAACTTATACAGATCTTATAATGGTAATGACTGCAGGAACTGGAATTAGTACTGGTGCTGATATTGCCGTATGTTATTTTAATGGAGATACTGCAAATAACTATAACTATGTACAATTGGGCTCAAATGGAAATGATGCTAATCTATATTCATCATATACAAGAGATTTTTCTGGAATTTTGGCTGGAAATATTCCTGTAGGAGGAAATGCAGTGCACGACTACGCAGGATCTATTTGGAATTTCATGAATTATAGAGATACCAATTCCTGGAAAAATGTTATGGTTAGAGATGGTTCAGCAGTAACTGGTGGACTACCAAATGCTTCAACTGTTGGAGCATGGAGAAGCACAGCAGCAATTACATCTATATCGATGAGAACGGTAAATGGATATGGTTTTAGAGCTGGAACACAATTTAATCTTTATGGGGTGACAAAAGCATAATGGCAAATACATATGTTAAACTAAAAGAAATTATTGTTCCGTCAGGCGGGCTTGCCTCTATTGATTTTAATAATATCCCACAAGGGTACACAGATTTGGTAATTAAAGCTTCTTTACGCTCTTCTGCTGCAGTAGCTAGAACTAATCTTGTAATAACATTAAATAATGATACTACAACTACATATACTCGAAGAGAATTTTACTATGAAGATGCAAGTAGCGGTTCTGAAAATGCTGTTTCAAGCAGACAAATTGGTGGATTAAATGGCGCATCGTCATACGCAAATACATTCACATCTTGTGAAATATATATACCAAATTATACAGAGCCAAAGCATAAGACATTAGTAATTGAATGTTATCAGCCAAATAATGCTTCCACTGGATTTTCAACTTGGCATACTACATTACAATATTATGAACAGCTTCCAATTACATCTTTTTCTTTAACTCCTGGCGGTGGAAATTTTGTTGAATATAGTTCAGTTTCTGTATATGGAGTTGCAGCTAAAAATATTGCAGATGGTTCAAAAGCATTTGGTGGATCAATAAATAACTGGCTAGATGGATATACTTATCATACATTTTTAAGAAGTGGTACATTTACTCCACATAGAAGTATGTCTTGTGATATTTTAGTAATTGCAGGAGGTGGTGGTGGCGGATATCGTGGTGGCGGCGGAGGTGCTGGTGGACTAGTTTATCTTGCATCACAATCATTAACTGCTGGAACAACATATAACGTTGTAGTAGGTGCTGGTGGATCAGGCGCTGGATCTTCTACACTAAGAGGATATAATGGAACTAACTCACAATTTGGAGCACTTACAGCAGCCATTGGTGGAGGCGGCGGTGGTTCTGTAGATGCAACACGAGCTGGTCAAAATGGTGGATCAGGCGGTGGGGCTTGTGTTGGAAACTCTGGAGGAACAGGAACTACTGGACAAGGAAACAATGGAGCAACTGGATTTTCTGGAGGATCAGATACTGGTGGAGGTGGAGGCGGTGCAGGATCTGCTGGAACTGCTGGAACAACGAGCACTCCTGGTTCAGGAGGAAATGGATTAAATACTTATTCAGCTTTTGCATATGCAACTGGAACTGGTGTAAATGGATATTATGCTGCTGGTGGTGGAGCATCTGGTAATACTGGAGTTACAGCTGGTACTGGAGGTCTAGGTGGTGGTGGTAATGGCGGAGCTGGCGGTGCTGCAGATGGAACTAATGCTATACAGCATACTGGATCAGGTGGCGGTGGTGGCGCTAATGGATTTAAGGGCGGTAACGGAGCACATGGCTTAGTAATAGTTAGATATACAAGCTAGTATAATAACATTATGTCTTATCAATTAAAGGTAATCAAAGATTATCCAATCGGGTTTTGGCCATTGGATGAGACTTCTGGTACTACTGCTACTGATAAATCTGGATGCAACAATAATGGAACATATACAGGCGGTGTTACAACAGGAATTCTTCCTTTAGTATCTGGCGGAGTATCTTCAACTAATATAACAAGCACACGTTATATTACAATTCCTTGTGATAATGATTATTATGGATCTACCGCCGATGGCGGATTTGCAGATGAAAACTCATCAGATAATGACTTTACTTTAGAATGCTGGATATATCCACGCATTACCACAACTAATTTAACTCCAATTATGGCAGATGATAATACTTCAATTGGTATATATTATCAGGCGGGCAATATAGTATTTCAACTAGAGAATGAAAGATTAGATTATTCTCTTCCAGAAATTTCTATGACTCATCATATTGTGGCTACATATAGTCCAGCTCAGATGACTTTATTTGTAGATGGAATTGCGGTGGCAATTAAAAGATTAACTAACTTTGCATTTACCAATGCAGAATTAACATTAAAAATAGGTCCTGCGGCAAATGTGGCAGACTCATTTTTAATTGATGCTCCTGCTGTTTATAGATATGCTCTTCCGCTTTCTATAGTTTCAGAACATTATTTATATAATACAACTCTTAGTCCTGTCCAAATTGCTTCGCCAGATAGCGGCACACTATTTGAGATATTAGATGATAGTATTTCAACACAATATAAGTTTTCATATCCTGCAAATAGAAGCCTACAGGTATTTGCGGATGATGATCTTGAATATAATCAAACCGAAATGTACCTTGGAATAATTAAAACTGATACATCATTAGCAAAAAATGTGGTTGTAGAAGATGCTATTGCTATTCCAGATGGATTTACAATAGATTCATCTAAGATTGAATGGCAGGCAAGTTCTGGTGTTTCTATTAGAACAAAAGTTGAGGGCGGTAGTTATGAATCAGCATATAATGGCAGAGCAATTCCTCAATTTAAAATAGGAAATACATTTAGCTTAGAACGTATTATTTATATAGAAATAACTTTTGATACCGCCGATTCAAGTAAATATACTCCTAAACTATTTAATCTTTCATTATCATTTTATAATGATCAAAAACATTTTTCATACAGCAACGGAGACTACATATATACTTTAGAAGGCTTTGCAGGCTCTACAGACAACGAAATAACCTTTGGTAGGGAGAAGACTAAGGCAATTCTCCGCCACCCTAGAAATGGCCTTAAAACGGGTTCTGCGGCGGGATTCAGAATAAATACATTAGAATCTACAAGAACCCTAGAACTATTTTTCACACCCTCTACAACAGGTGCAAATACCCTATTTTATGCTCCAGCATCTACAGGATTTACAGAAACTGAATATTCTTGGAATGGATCTGGAGTAATTACAAAAGCGAATATATCTGCAATTTACGTAAATGGGATAGATCGGACAAGTCAGACAAATGTATCAGACGTATTTACAGCAGGAGAATTACATCATGTGGTTATTGTGACTACCGCCGTTTGTACGGGAGATTTTAGATTTAATTATAAGACCAGCGGTGGCCCATCATGCCTATATCAATATATAACCTATTATCCATCTGCATTTTCTCAAGCAACTTCTACTAGTCATTACGGCATGCATATTGGCAGATCTACGCTTACTGCCACAAATCCGTCATTCACCCTGACAGAATCTACCGTTAAGTATTATAATAATGACTGGGTTGTGGTTCAATCCGTATAATTTTGTCATATCTCTTGACAAAAAGCTGGACTTAGACCATAAAGAGTGGTAAAATAAAAACCTATGGTAATGGATTTAGGTAAATTAAAAAAATCGGAAATCTTAGAAGAGACTCGATTGGGTATCTACGTTTGGGAAATGCCAGACGGACGGTGGATTGGCGATGATGAAGGAAACTACCTATCTATAACCTCAATGAAGGACAATAAGCAAAGAATAAATTTGCTTGCAGATGCCGTAAGACATTATGGAATTTATGAAGGAAGTCCTAAGTTTTTAGCTGGAAGACGGAAGATAGATGATGAAGAATATGAATATCAACAGCAAAGACTTGAGTGGGGCTTGGTTCCAGATCCACTGGATATTGGAAACTATAAAGACGAAGTAAAAAAGGGTAATGTGAAATAATGAACCATATTGAAGATGACAACTCACAAGAGATAGAAGTATCTAACTCTGCCGACTGGTTTAGATTTAATAATGTAACAGTTGAAAAAAGCAATGATCCTTTTAAAATAGAAGGCGAACAAATATCTAAAGTATCTGGGTTATCTCCAGCATTTCGCCGTAAATTAAGTCGTGAATTATCCAAAGCATTTGTCGGTGTTGATGGAGCACAAACACAACAGAATCTTCTTGCACAGGCAGTTACTGGCTATGCAATGTTTGATCTTATTGAGCCTCCATACAATTTAGAATATCTATCAAAGATTTATGAAATTTCTCCATACAATTATGCTGCAATTAATGCTAAGGTAGCAAACATTGTCGGACTAGGTTTTGATTTTATTGAAACACGTAAGACAGTTGAAGCAATGGATGAATTAGATAGCGATACTCAGGTTGAAAGAGCACGTCGTAAACTTAATCGTCTTCGTCAAGATCTGCATGATTGGCTAGAAGATTGCAATGAAGAAGAAACATTTAAAGAAACATTAATTAAATTTTATACAGATGTAGAGGCAACAGGAAACGGCTATCTTGAAGTAGGTCGTACAACATCTGGAAAGATCGGATATATCGGACATATTCCAGCAAAGACAATGCGTGTACGTCGTCTTCGTGATGGATTTATTCAGTTGCTATATGGTAAGGCTGTTTATTTCCGCAACTTCGGAGATCAAGAAACTCCTAATCCAATTGCAGGCGGACTAGATAGACCAAATGAAATTATTCATGTAAAGAAATATACTCCAACAAATAACTATTATGGAATTCCAGATATTGTTTCAGCGTCTAATGCTATGACTGGAAATGAATTTGCTGGCAAGTATAACCTTGATTATTTTGAGAATAAGGCTGTTCCACGTTATATTATTACTGTAAAAGGTGCTAAACTTTCTACAGAATCTGAGCGTAAACTTCTAGAATTTTTCCAGGTCGGACTTAAGGGAAATAATCATAGATCTCTATATATTCCTCTTCCACCAGATTCACCAGATTCAAAAGTTGAATTTAAGATGGAGCCAGTGGAAGCAAATCCACAAGAGTCATCATTTAATACATATCGTAAAATGAATCGTGACGAAATCCTTCTTGCCCACAGAACTCCAATAAATAAAATTGGAACTCCTGAAGGAATTAATTTAGCGGCGGCTAGAGATGCTGATAAAACATTTAAAGAGCAGGTTTGCCGTCCAGCACAGGATATTCTTGAAAAGAAATTAAATAGAATTATTCAAGAAATGACTGATGCCCTTCAGCTTAAATTTAATGAACTATCTCTTACAGATGAAGATACTATGTCTAAGATTGATGAGAGATATTTGAGGATGCAGGTAATTACTCCAAATGAAGTCCGTATTCGAAAGGGTATGGTTCCATTGGATGGTGGGGACGAACCAGTAGTTTTAAAGCCACAGCAACAGGCAGAAATTAGGTCTCAGGCTGGAAATACTAGAGCCCGCAGTCAAGAAAGACAAAATAATTCACCAGACATTTCAGGAGAAGGTCGAAATGCTCAGGGCGATGGCAGACAGGTCGAGTAAGACTACTCAACTGATTATTTGCCTTTTTACATAGATAAAAATATAATTAAGCATATGAATATTGAGAAATCTCTATGGTCTTCCAATGGCGACAACATCAGTTTGTCCGTGCCATTTACAAAAGTTAACCGTGAAAAGAGAACGGTCTCAGGCTTTGCAACACTAGATAATCTAGATCAAACAGGCGATGTTGTAACAGCAGAAGCAAGCATGAAAGCATTTGAATCTTTCCGTGGAAATATTCGTGAAATGCATGGATCAACTGCAGTTGGCAAAATGGTTTCATTTAAACCAGAAACATTTTATGATCCAAAGAGCGGCGAGTTTTATAATGGCGTTTATGTAGACGCATACATTTCAAAGGGTGCACAAGATACGTGGGAAAAGATTTTGGACGGAACCCTACAAGGATTTTCAATTGGCGGAAAAATAGTAGATTCAGAAAATCAGGTTAATAAGTCAACAGGAAAGCCAGTAAGATTTATTAAAGATTATGCATTAGTAGAATTATCTGTTGTAGATTCACCAGCAAATGAACTTTGCAACATTCTTTCTATTCAGAAAATGAATGGACAGTTTGTATTCAAAGGAATTGCAGCAGATGTTGTAGCAGAGAATATTTTTTATTGTGAAGAATCAGACTCAGTATTCATATCAACTGAATCTTCATATAATTCTCCTGTTACAGGAAAACCAGCTACACTAATTGGCTGGGTAGAATCAAACGACATAAACAAGGCTAAAGAAATAGATAAGATTCTTGCTTCATTTAAGAAGTCAAGATTACCGTTGCCTGATACAACAATCGCAAAACAGGCAAACGCAGAAGGAGGTAATGAAGTGTCAGAAAACACAGAAAATGCAGTAGTTGAAGAAACAGCTCCTGCAGTTGAAGAAGCAGCAGCTCCTGTCGAGGAAGCTCCTGCGGTTGAAGAAGCACCTGCTGCTGATGAAGCACCAGCTGCTGACGCTTCTGCTGAAACTCTGGAAAAAGCAGCCGACGTATCAGAAGTTATGGTTGATGAACCTGATTTTGCAAAGATGCTCGGTGATCTTAAGGGATTCTTCTCAGATACTTTGTCAAAGGCATCTGAGGCAAACGCAGCTCAAGTTTCCGCTATCAAGGATACTGTTGAAACATTCAGCAAGAGCGTAGATACTCGAATTTCAGAATTGGCAGAACAACATACAGCACTATCTAAGGCTGTAGAAGATATCAAAAACACGATTGAGGGCGTGGAAAAGCGTGTAGACGCAGTTGAATCAGAAACTGCAATTAAGAAGTCCTCTGACCTTGGCGGGTCTGAAGGAGTAACAATAAAGAAATCTAAATGGAACGGTTCTTTCCTCGGTTCCGTACAAGAAATTTTCAACTAAAAAGGTAGGTGAAATAAAATAATGAGCAATGAAACATTAGAAAAAGCAGTCGCAGCTAATACAAACGTAACTGGCAGCATGACTGGTTCTGGTGCAGAAACTACAGGTATTCACGTCGGTTCAGGCGGAAATAAGGGTGGTTTACTAAATCCAGAGCAGTCAGCACGTTTCCTAGATTACATGTTTGATGCAACTGTTATTGGTAAGGTGGCTCGTACTGTCCGTATGAAGGCAGACACCACTGAGATTGATCGTATTGGTGTAGGTGAGAAGCTCATGGTTCTTGCAACCGAGGCAGATAACACAGGTTCAAATGCTGCTGTTACTTTCTCAAAGATCTCGCTAAGCACAAAGAAGCTTCGTTTGGACTGGGAGCTTTCAACAGAGTCTCTTGAAGACAATATTGAAGGTCCAGATCTAGAAGATCATATTGCACGTATGATGGCAACACAGGCAGGTAATGACATTGAAGATGTACTTCTCAATGGTAATACCTCACTAACATCAGATAACCTTTATAAGGCATTTGATGGTGTTGTTAAGAAGTCAAAGGCATATGGCCACGTCGTAGACGCAGGCGGTGCTGCAGTTTCTCGTGCAGTATTCAATTCAGCACTTAAGGCACTTCCACGTAAGTACAAGCAACGTCGTACAGACCTTCGCTTCCTTGCTGGATCAAACCTTATCCAGGATTTCCTATATGCTAACAGCATTGGAACAAACCAGACAATTCCACAAGATATCGCTTCAAGCATTATCCGTGGAGATGTCCAGCCACTAGGTGGCCCAGCTGGATATGTGGCTCCATTCGCATTCGGTATTCCGATTGTTGAAGTTCCACTTCTTCCAGAAACACAGACTGGTGATTATTCAGGCGCAACTGGTTCACATGGTGATATCCACTTGACATTCCCAAATAACGTAGTTATTGGTGTTAAGCGTGATGTAACTGTATACCGTTTCTTCTGGCCACGTAAGGACTCCATCGAGTACACAATGTATACTCGTGTTGGCGTTCAGATCGAGCAAGCAGATGCATGGGTAGTTGTTAAGAACGTTAAGGTCGCTTCCTAATTTATAGGATTTAGATCTGCTAAAAGCCCCTCAAATTAATTTTTGGGGGGCTTTTCATTTAAATTTAACAATGCTATAATTATTGAGACTAGAAAAAGGAGAATTTATGTCATTCGAGACATTAAAAGTATCTGAATTAAAAAAGATTGCCGAAGATTTCGGTGTTGAAATTGAAGGCTTAAAAAATAAAGCCGATATTATTGCAGCCCTCGCAGAAGAAGGCGTATCATGGTCTGTATACTCAAAGACTTTAGACAAAGAGGAAGAGGCGGAAGATATGGCACAAGAAGTATTGCCTAAGTTTGATCCAAAGAAAGATGTAGCTAAAGACGCTGTTCTTGTAAAGATGGAACGAGCAAACTTTAGATATGATATCCTTGGTCATACATTTACAAAAGAGCATCCATTTGTAGCAATGAAAGAAGAAGATGCTCAAGCAATTTTTGACAAGGAGGAAGGTTTTAGATTAGCAACCCCGAAGGAAGTTCAAGACTTCTACCACTAATCTAATCCTATAAAATGGCAGAGATCCTATTAAAAACACAATCACCAATAACTCATCAGGTATTCTGGAATGGAGATATTGTAACTCCAGATTCAACTCCAATTGCAAGACTTTTTGATATTACAAATGATCCTGCTGTTGATCCGTTAATTAGTCCTACAACAATACTTACTACACTAACAGCAGTTGTAGATGAAAATAATCCAGGAACATATACTGTATATATTCCATATCAATA